CCATCAGCTATATTCATCACACATATGCCATCTGGTAAACCAAGTATATGTGATTATTTTCATGTATTCATCTATGAATTCTTGATTAAAGTGATTCTTCATATCATTCCTAATATGTTCTAGTTGCTTTTCATTCTGTAATAATTGTTTATTGAAGTATGTCTTTAGTCTATAATCTGTTATTCTCTTATGATCATGTTCAATGATGAATTTCTGATAGAACTCATAATCATATGGTAATTTGTAAGCATTAACTCCAAATGCATCTGGTAAATCCTTAACTGCAAAATTAATGATCTTCTTACTATCTCTCAATGATAAACTTATTGTCTTTTTTATCTGTCCATCTTTGAATGCTTCTTCTGGTACTGGATTATAATTTCTTGACTTCTTAGTGTTCTTATAATATGAGAATTTACAATCGATTGACAATAGAATACCTTGATTCTGTCCAGCACAAATCTCTTTAATATCATAGAATCCAAATGATGACATCATTAATTCTCTTACGATAATGTTATCAAAGTTAGATCCATTATGAGCTAGCAAGATTACTTTAGCTTGATCTGGTACATATGTGATTAGATATTCCATCATTTTAGTAAATGGAGATTCGATTATTCTTACTGTTTCATTACCAATGTTTACTACTCTAACTGTGTCTGATTTATAAGTGATAAAGAATTGATCTTTGATTGGATGTGAAATACATTTGATATAATATGAATATATCCAGAACTTGTCATTTTCATCGTTTACTGTTTCTAAATCATAAATGAAAATATACTTCTCTTCTTTCTCTTGTTCTTCTTTCTTCTCTGGTAACTCATATAGTGAATCTAATCTCTCACTTGCATTTAATAGCAATTGTGAATTATCACTTGATCTCTTCCTTACATATTCGTTATACTCTCTTGCATATTCTCTAGATAACTTCTTGATATTATTATCCTTTAATGGCAAACTATGATACATACAATTATTCATATTTAGATAATTTAGATATTTCAGTTTAGTTGTTTCTTTACCTCCTAGAATATTGAAAATATGACCTCTCACTCTTGCAATGTTGAATTTGTGTAATTCTGTTGTGTTGTAATTGTATCTGTATTTATATGTTAGTGTTGAATAATCACATAATTTCTTCCTTTCATATTTGATATCTTCTTTATATGCTTTGAAATAGTATACTTTCAACTGTATATTTAGTTTGTATTCTCTGCAGAAATTATCATATAGAGTAAACATCTTATCTTTTGATAGATGAAATGAATCAGCTATGTCAAATCCACATCTTCTATAAATCTCATAATAATCTTCTCTTGATTTAGGTGAAATAGGTAAAATGTTATTCTTATCTTGTTTGTATAATGCAGTAAATGGACAAAATAGATTATCATCATCATCGTTGAAGTTAAATGTATCCTTAAATAATGCATTTTCATATTTGTATAGTTTCTTGATAAAGAATCCTAGTCCTTCTTCTGGTTGAATTTTACCTAATTTCTCTATATTTCCATACACATCATAGTTGTATTCATTATCTTGAACATCACTACCTTGAATATCAGCTGAATTAGTATACTCGAATGTACCGATTGGTTGATTCATAAAATTTAATAACATAGAGAAACCTAATTTTGCTTTCTGATATTTATTATTCATGAATTCAGGATTGATGATTATTTCTCTACTACCTTTTTTATATTTTACGTTACCTTTGTCATCCTCTTCTTGACTACCAATCGAGTATTTATATACTTCACTTTCTTCAACATTTGACTCGACTAGAAAAATTAGAAAATTATCTGATGTTAGTACATTTGAATTTATGAATTCATCGATGTTATTAGGTCCATATCGGTTATAAATTTCGTTAAAGTTTTCATCTTCGTGGTCTGTAGTTGAATAATCAGCTATGATATTTTTTAGATCTTCTCTATCAAATAATAATCCACCTTGCTGTGCCATTTTATAAATAAAGAGGAATGTCTAATATAAAATATAACATAGTTGAGTATAAAAAATAAAATAATTTTGGTTATTTACTAATAGCCTATACCACTTTTATCTGTGAATAAACTCGTGTAGTTGTTATTGAACATTGATTTTTTGTAGAATGCAAATCTTACACTAACTGATTCACCTGGTTCTAAGTATAATGGATAGAACACCTCTCCTTTGGTAACGAAATATATTTGAACATCGATGGCAGATAATGGTTGATCTGCTTCCATATTGATTAAATTTGGGAATCCTTGTGGATAATATTGGTACTCTGAGAGGTTTCTTCCTTGACCTAAATCAGGAATGAAGTTACATAAAATTGATCTTGAAGTCAATACAGTTGAATTTTGTAAGTTTGGCACAAATTCTTTTGTGGATGGAATTTTATTTGATATGAATGCAATATTCTGTACATCATTTAGAAGATATAATGCTGATCTTTCTTGTTCATATGTATAATACACATCAGAAGTATCTGGATCTTCATAATGATTTAGAAAACCTCTCTTGACGTATAGAATTAGTCTATATGACTTTGGAGTATTATAACCTAGAAATTCAGCTTCTAGAAACTGTAATTGTTGAAATAGTGCAGATGATAAATAAATACTCATAATTTTAGTTGGATCAACATTAACTACTCTATCTATGTAAACATAAACAGTAAATTTCTCTGTATTTGGATCATACTCTATAAATGGAACATCTTTACCAGTTATTGGTGGAGCAAATGCACCACATGCGGCTACAAATGATTCATTAATCATCTGGCAGAATTGTTCATAATAAAATACTGGTTGTGTATAACCAAAATTAGAATAATTACCAATAGGAACATAAATTAAATTTGCTGTTTCATCTACTCCATTAACAGAAACAGTAACTGAATATTTATCATCTGAGTTGTCAAAGAAATATAGTGGAATAGCCATATGTGAAATAGCAAATCTAGCAACATATTAGGAATGATATGAAGAATCACTTTAATCAAGAATTCATAGATGAATACATGAAAATAATCACATATGAATACACTAATAATTTACCAGATGGAAGATTCAAAGAAGACATCTTAAGATACATAGATCAGTTAATAAAAGATGGTAAATATTACGATATACAAAATTATTGTGCATTATATAATAGATACGATGTATTAGTAGTAGCAGAAGCATTAAATAAGTTTCAGTTGTATATTAATTCTCTAAGTTCTTATGAGAAAATGTGTGAGATGATAAAACTAGAAATCAAGGATGAAGAAAAACAGAATACACTAATAGATAAACTACCCAAGGATAAGTATATCAAAGGAGCAGATAAGATTAATATCTATGATTTTAGATCATTAGCATCTATAGTATTCAAGTTATGTGAGAATTATGGTGTATATGATGATATTTATCTACTAAAAGGAGATTTAAAGTTATTCGTTCAAGCATCAGTTGTCGGTGGTAGAGTAATGGCCAATGGTAAATCAAATCACAAGAGAATAAATAACTATGATGAGTTACTAGAGTATGTTGGTAAAGAAGTAAATGATGAATATAATGAAAAGATAAAGGAGTTATTAAGAGATGGATTATTAGATTTTGATGCTGTTAGTTTATATCCATCAGCTATATTCATCACACATATGCCATCTGGTAAACCAAGTATATTTAACTTTGATGATAATTTCAATCCAGAGAACACAATTGAAAAACTAAAAAACACAAAGAAGAAGTTCTTTATTTGCTGTGATTTAGTTACACAGAAGGATCTAAAGTATCCATTATTATCAGAATTAAATCAAGAAACACAAACTAGAAACTTCAGAAATGGACAATTCAATAAGATAGTAATTGGTGATCAGACATTTAGAGATTTAGTACAATATCAAGATGTAAAGATATTAAAATTATACACACTAGTTATTTTTCCAACTACATCAGATACGTTCTCTAAGTTAATAGAAACATTATTCAATCTTAGGTTATTATTGAAAGCAATGGGATTAAAATGTCAGGAAACAGTCAAATGTCTAATGAACTGCTCATATGGAAGAACTATACTTAAACAATCACATTACAAAACTAAATATTTCAAGTTTGCTACGACTGATGATAAGAAGAAGTTTACTAATTTCCTATCTAAGAACTTTCATCTAATCAAACCAGAAATTAATTGTTATGGCACTATCTATAAGAAAGTATCTAAGAAAGACTCATCTACTCCACAAGGATATCCACATGTTGGCTCAGCAATATTAGAAACATCTAAATCACTAATGCACAAAGCATTCAATTTACTAGATGATAATGTATATTATACTGATACTGATTCTATGCATATTGAAGCTAATGATTTATCAAAAGTGAATTCTATAATTGGTAAGAATATGTGTCAATTTCATTCTGATTTTGATCCATCAACAAAGTATAATTCATATAGAGCAGTAGATCCAAAAGTAGGAATTGTAGCAATTGAATCAATTTTTGTAATGAAGAAGTGTTATTACGATGAGTTATTTTGTATTGATAACAAGACAAATAAGTATTGTATAAGAGAACATAAGAGAGTAAAGGGATTACCAGCTAGATTTATGGATAAAGAGAAGTACAAACAATTGATTAATGGAGAAGAATTAACTTGTGATTTAAGCAAGTATTGTAATATGTTAACAAAGAAAAATAAAACAGGAGAGCTAGTAAAAATTAATCGTTTCACTAGAACTATTAGACAAGTAAGATAATCACGTCAATCAAGTCGTTTTTTATTTAGGATATAGAAATTAATTCAAAATGTCAATACAGGTATTACTAGAACCAAATCCTCCTAACTGGTTAGATATTTATGCTAATAAACTAACTGTAGAAACACTAGATGTTGGTTCAAATTTAGAAATCACTGGAAATCTAATAGTAGATGGTGATGCAACATTTGATAATGACATTACAGTTACTAATACTATTCATGGTAAAGATTTAACATTAACACATGATATTGCTTGTAGAGATATCAATCCAACTGGTGATATAGTTGTTGGTGGTGATGTAATTGTAACAGGAGAAATGGCATCTGGATTATCAGATTGTTTTGGATTAGCTAGATTTCAGTCTAACTGTCAAGCATTTGTTGGAGTCACAATTGGTTCATCACTAACAGCAAATCATAATTTGAATTATTTCAATTATACTGCAGATGGTCCAGCAACAGTCAATTCATCATTACAAGCTGCTAATATCAAATATAACAGATGTGGTAAACTAGTTACAGTTGATGTTTATGAATCATCGTTAGGAGTTGATGGATTTACAGCTTCAGTTACAGGAGCTATGCATATTTTAGCAGCTGAATTGACTAACATTGCTCCATTATTAGTCGCTGATTTAGCAGGAAGAACAATTTACTTTGGAGCTGGATTATTTACTGCTAATCCAGGTGGTGAATACATGCCAGCATTAATAAAACTAGATCCAACTGGACAAATAAATATGTATGAACCACAAACTACAAATGGAAATGTATCATCTGGAAATAAGTTTCTTAATTTCAGTTTCTCATTTTACTCTCTCGCATAACTTCGCTAAGTTAATTGAATACTATGATTTTTTATATAAATGTCGATACAAGCATTGTTAGATGTGGGAACATGCCCGCCCGAATGGTTACAAGTAAGAGTAAATAGATTGCATTCGTGTACAGATATTCAATTTGATGGATCACTAATTGGTAATATTGCATTGAATAATTTACCACATGGAGCATCAGGTACATTCTTGAAGACAGTTGGTGCTATTATTCAATGGGTTTCATTTACAAAAAATGATATTCCAGGAGGTAATAATGGTGATTATCTACAAACAATAGCTGGACAAGTAGAATGGGCTCCTCCAACATTTGGTCCATCAACAATTACTCCAGGATTAGCAAATCAGGTTTTTGTTACAGATCCAACAGGTACATTTGCAGAATGGTTATCATCACTTAATCTTCCGGGTAATATGACAGCACAAAATGTAAATGCATTAGCTAATTTGGTTGTTAGTGGAACATCTAATCTAGTTGGAAACGTAACATTTGGAAATTCAGCATTAGTAACTGGTGACGTATTAGCAGGTGGTAATTTAGGAATTACTAAGCTATCTGCATTTGGAGGTAACGCAACATTCAGTTCGAATATTACAGTTACTGGATCATCAGATTTGAAAGATAATGTTCATTGTGAACAAGATTTAGGAGTAGATGGTGATTTTAGTGTAACTGGATTATCTACTCTAACTGGACCTGTAAATGTTGTTGATGATTTACAAATGAATGGAATATCAGGAGTAACTGATACAGTATTACAAAAAACATCTGCTGCTACTCAATCATGGGTATTACCTTCTCAAGTTAGATGTATACGATATGCAACATACTTTCTAGCACAAGATTTAAATTCTGGCGTTGGTCCTACTCCTGTTACATTTGATAATGGAGGTGGTATTGCTAATATCTCTAGAACATCAAGAGGCGTAGCTCCTGGAATTAATCAAACATCAACGACTGATTTTACAGTTGGATTTACTGGTCTTTATGATATTGATATTTGTGGATTCATCGATCCAACATCAACTGGATTAGTATCGACTGTAGTTTCTCTATCATTGGAAATTGCCACTGTTGAATCCACTCAATCATGTGTTGTAGTTAATACGTTTGCATTTACTGGTAAATTTAGTTCTATACCATTATTAGCTGGTCAAGTAGTAAGAATATTGGCTAGACGTATAGCAAATACTGGAACAATGAATACTATTGCTTCTGGCGGATTAGCTCCTAATTTCAGTTCAACTATTGATTTTACACTAGTTTCTATTGTATAATACAACTTTGCGAAGTTGACACGCTAATTACTATTGAATAAGATTATTATTTTTGTATTATAAATGTCGTATCCATACAATGATGTCAAATGTAAAAACATAGAAGTGGAAAATGGTATTGCTTTATCTAGCATTGCTCCTGGATTACCATCACAAACGATGGTTATGGATCCTGCTGGATCAGGTTCAGCGATATGGAAATCAAACAGCACTGCATTTGGTAATACTTTATTAGTAATGACAGCACAAAATTATAATAGTGGCGTAACTGTAGCATTGACGTTTAATTCGTTTACCAGTAATAATCTAACATTTGGTCCAACTACATTTTTACCATTTAATACTACTGGTATTGGTCCATTCTCAACATTAACATGTGCTATTAGTGGATATTACAGATTCTTTGTTGATATCGCATTAACTAATGTAGATCAAACATCATCACAAGTATCATTTACATTACTAGTTGACAATTTCGCTGCTGGTAATAAATTATATTCCACTGTTTTACCTACTGCTATAGCTGGAAATAACACAATAAATGGAACTATATATAGAGCCATCAATGCTGGACAAGTAATTAAATTTAGAGCTGATCGAGTAGTAGGAACTGGTAATTTGAGTGCATTTGCTAGTAGTTCTAATGTTAGTATTGATTTAGTATCTGTAGTCTATTAAACGACTCAAGCCGGAGTCGACACGGCTATTATTGAAGTACTAAAAAATAGGAGCATTAACTCCATCAGTTAGTTCAACATGTGTTGTATATGTTACTCTAGTTGATAATGTCAAATGATATAATGAAATCATTGTTCATTAATAGAAATATATTTGTATTTACATGTTATTTGTCCAAAATTTAACTCATTTTTTGGTTCATCTTCATCATCGATACTAGTCCTCAATGTATGTCCATAAATATCGTTACTTGAATTAGGTTTAAGCTTGAATTTCTCACACACAGAACCAGATGGTTTGATATCACGACAATATAAGAATTCTAATACTCTTTTACTATAAATGATAATTACTACATCACTTGGATTATCAGTATGTGTCATTTCTTCATCAATCAAATGTGGAAAATCAGTATTAAATAATCTAATCTTTCCTGGTAGTACATTAATATGTAACTTATCACCTACTTCAATTAATCTGATTTGATTATCTTTGATGTATTGGATCCTCATTTTCATAAAATGTTTGATATCTTTTATAAATAAATGGGAAATAAGCAGTCTACTAAACAGATTGTATTGAAGGAGAATGTTAATGTTAGGCAGAGACGTTATTATGGACATGATGAGACTATAATTTATTTGTTATCATTGGATAGAAATATGACTGAAAAAATAGCATATCAAATGATGAGAGATGCTAGATTTGCCTTGTTATCTAATTCATGTAAGATGAATCTCAATGGTACTGAAAATTCTATGTTTGATTATGAAGACGATAATGATTTATTGTTATAGGATAAAATATCTAATTAGTAGCTCTCTTAGTTCTCATGAATCTTCTATGAAAACAAATATCTACTTTTACTTTTTCTTGTTTGTCTCTAATATAATGAGATTTCCATTTCCTATAGTATATAATTCCATCCTTTTTTGTAACTAATCCTTTAGTCCTTCCATATGGTACTTTTGCGTTATCAATTCTAATTGTAGGAGTTTGTCTTTCAACTATATCATCAATCTCTATTTTTACTTTTACTCCTAGTAGATTACAAAATAAATAATCATCTCTTATACAATATTCATGTCCACATTTGTAATCTGATTCTTCTATTTTATCTGGTTTTTGTTGTTGTCTTTTATCTTCTTTAGGATAGCAAATGCTAATATAATCATTCTCATTGTAACTATAATCTGTCATTTATTAATTATGATAGAACGTTAAATTAAGATTTTTTGATACATGAATTACTTCGATATTTACAGAATTCGTTTACTGAGTTTATAACATCTCTCATCATTCTTATAACATAATCTGGTGTATGTTCATCTTCAAGTGTCATTCTGTGTCTGGAACATTCAATTAGTTTTAATTCTGTTGATTTTGGAATATTGAATCTATCTACTGTACTATGAAAACTATTATCACCACAAATTATATGATATTCATACATTGAACCTATTGGTCTTGGTCTTTCTTCATTATTATATATGCTTTTGACATAACATTCAACGAATGAAATCTTATTTAACATATTGATAGTATCACCATGCATATAATCAATTATGTTGATGTTATTAATATCATATTCTGTCAATAATCTTTTTACTAGGATAGTGATATCTCCTTGCATTTATTAAAAAACTAGATATATTAAATTAGGGGTCTATTTTCTAGCTGACTTCATATTTGTTTTATATGTAAAATTATGATAATCTCTCAAACCTTCATCTTCTTCATCATCTGGATGTTTTTCTCCTGTGTTAATAATGAAGTGCTTGTTGAAAAAGAAATCTCTTGCTATTGAATAATGAAGAAATAGTTTATAATCATGAAAGCTAACATCATAATCTAAACTAGTAATCTGATCAAAGAATTCAATTATTGATTCTAACAAACTGAAATATAAATATTTACAGTATCCTCTTCCATTATTGATATTGAAAATGAAATTAGTTATAGTCACTCCATCACAAATATAATAAGCATCATAAACACAATCTTCAACTATATTACTTAGTGAATCAATTTCATATGGTTTAACATTAAATAAATTCACAATGAATTCTCTAGTGTCATCATTAGTGTTGATAATAGTAATTTTACTGAACATATCATATAGATATTCTTTATCTAGATCAGATTTGATACAAGTTGAACTACATGTTTTACAATGATTCTTTTCACATACTAATCTTCTACTATGTTTATTTTCTAGTAATGTATATGCATAATCTAATTCATCACTGTTTAATTTTCTATGCTGACTATCAAGAAGATTATCATACATATCTTTACTCAATTTCTTAACCACTTGATCCATTATTTTTCTATATAAATAGGAAACTCTAATTAAGAAATACACATAGATAATAAATGCCTAAGCTATTCTCGATAAACGAGTTGGAAGAAAAAGGTGAAACTGTATATGCAATCTACTTAGCTAAACCATTATCAATAAACAATATCAGATGTTGGTTAATGTGGAAAGGATATAAGAATTATGAAGAGTATTCATCTGAGAATTATCTAATATTCTATCAAGAAGAAGTGCCAATGTTTGATGAAGTATCAAGAATATATAGATCAATTACTGATGAGGAGATGTTTACTGATTTAAACGAGAATAAAAAAGGATTCAAGTTTAGAGTATATGAGAAAGATAAGATGGTTATTGTTACATACTTTTCGCAGATTTAACTCTTGATATTCTCTTATACATTGGAAAATCAAAATCATACTCTATCATTATAGAACACATATCATCTCCCATAGATTTACGTTTTGATACATTACATTTCTCTTTCTCATAATTCAATATTATATACCAATGGAAGTATCTGAATTCTAATCTAGTATCTGATTTCTTAACCATCTTCAACTGATAATTCTCTAATGATTCAATGAAGTCTTCTATTTTTTCCATCTTCTCTACTGGATATACAAAGTAAGTATAGATTTTCTGTTGGTTATCATTATGATAGATGTATATCCTTGCACCACAATCACCTATTACTTTGATTGGATTAAAACATTGTGTCTCTTGTAATATATCAAATGATTTATTATCCATATATTTCACTTCATGATGTTCGTATTTGCTCATTTTATATAAAAAATGGAATATTTAATTGATAATTACACAGCACGCTTAGTTCTATTGTATTTTTTATGTAAGTAATCATTTATTATTTTATCAATCATATAAAAATGACTTAGTGTACCAGAAGTTATAGTATAATCGAAATCATTATTTTTCTCATAAGAATTATACTTAGCTAATAACTGCTTGAATCTGAAGCTTGAATCATCTGGAAAGCTAATTCTACAAACAATAAAATTTTCTTCTACTCGTGAGTAAACATATGTCATACCAGATAAGAATTCATTTAATGCTTTATGCATATTAGGAATTTGATGAAGTAGTGAATATTCCTTATGTGTATTAGCTAACTTAATCAAGAATTCACGTTCATTATCTTCTAATTCTTGTGTTGTTAATTGTCTACCTTCCATATTTTTCTATATAAACAGGAAACTCTAATTGATAATTATACAGCACGCTTAGTTAATTTACCTTTAGTGTGACAATATTCATTGATTATGTGAGTAAGTACATGATCAAAACAATAATCATTAAGATATACTGTATAATTATGATTTGGTTCTTCATAATAAGTATCGTTATCTGAAACGTAAAAGTAAAATCTAAATTTACATTCATCTGGTAATGTAATACTACATGCTACAGATCCATCTTCTTCTGTAATACTAAAATATGTGAATTTTAATCCAGATATATATTCAGTTAATAATTCATGTCTATTATTGATTTCAAACATTGATGATCTAACGTTATATACTTTAGCTAATTCTGAATAGTATTCTTCTTCATCACTATATTCATGTGGATTATCACAAATGATATAATAATCTTTAAGATAACTATTCCACACATTAATATGATGAATGATGTCCATTATTTTCTATATAAATAGGAATATTTAATTTAATATTCCACACAATATCTAAATATCACAATGCAAAACGTAATCCAATCATTAAACGTGGATCGACTAAGTATCTTGATATTCTGCTTATATATTTTGTGTGTCGTAATAGCTTGCTACTCTTACATTTCAAAAGTACATTATTCACTACTAACCTTTCTGTGTCTGTAAATATATAAGTTGGTTTTGCTGTTATATATTCTGATCTTATTATTCTTCCTTTCTCACCATCAACTCTGAATCTACCTCTATATCCAATTGGTATGTTACATATTTTTTGAAATGTATGCTTGTAAGGTAATTTATAGTATTTTGTATTTTCTAGTGTTATTGTTGATATTGAATTGTCATCCCATTCGATGGTTAATCTATTCATTAGTGTATAGTCTTTCTTAGTATATCTAAAATATACTCTTGATACAACTTGATCTGTTACATTGCACATTCCAACTTTCACTTGATCTAATGGAATTGATCCTGCTTTGTGTTTATCGAACACTTTTATTTGTTGATTTGAGTCCATTTTTATATTGAAGATTCCTATATTTATATAAAATGTCCAATCATAAGCTGATACAATCTGTGATATTCAAAAAATCATTATTTACTCCTGCACAAGCAATATCTTGGTTACAAGAACATGAATTCAAAAATAATGGTATCCACACAACTGAGAATTATCATAGATTTAGACAATTTGACCCTGATTATACTAATCCAGATAAGATGTTTGTTACTGTTAAGTCATATACTCCTGGTATTAAGTTTATTGTATTTGTTAATAGATCTGATGTGTTTAGTAATCTAGATAAACACTAATCGAAACCAGCTATTTTGATAGACGGAACTTGATCAAATACTTCACCAGCTGGATCTAATACTTTCTCTTTATACTCTTCCTCTTTGTCATACTGATCTGCTAATGCTAAAAATAAAGATGCTAATACAAATTCATTTTCTATAACATCTTTTTTATCATCGTCTGTTAGTTGATCTAATACTTTAGCATAAATGTCAACTAATTCTTCACTTTCCATTTTTGAGAATTTCTTGTATAACTTATAAAATAACTCTCCTCTCGTATGTGGATTATCTTCAAATATCTCTTTAACGTCCATTATAACTTGTTTCATAAAAAAAGGTAAATGTTAAATTGACTTATACACAGTTAGGATCAACTTCAATTAGTGAATCTAAGAAATCATTGGATCTCTTTGGGCAATACTCTTCATCATGCTTTTCTTTGTAACATACTTTTAATGTCTTTCCACAATGTTCACATGTATATTTCTCTACTTCAACAATAAAATCATTGATTAGTAGATCTTTACTTTTCAATGCTAACTGAAATTGTCTAAGTGCTATTTCACCTTCATCTTTGTTATCAAAAACTTTATTTGTCAATTGATATGTATGATTATTGATTCCTGATTCCTTTACTGATTTAATTAGACATTCATATCTTCCAGTTTCTTTTCCTTTTCTCAATAACCAATACATCATATTATTCTTTGATGTTGTTAAACCAAGATATACTTTCTTATTCTTAGTATTCTTAATCATATAGATGGTGTACTTTGTTTCCATGTTTTTGTTAATAATTTGGATATGTTTAATTTATAATGTCATCAGAGTGACCAACATATCTAGTGGGATACGATTCTCTTCTGATTTCTCAGCTAATGTTTCAGCGAATTCTTCTACTGGCATATCATTATACTTCAAAAATAATGCAACATATCTTCCACAAGTAGCAATCTTATCATTTAACATTTGTAATCTAATGTCATTATAATGTACTTCTCTATTTCCTCCTAACTTATTATTGATTGACTCGTATAATAACGTTGTAAGATAATTTTCATCTTGATGTGATGTATTTCTATATTTTTCATTGATATGGTTCAACTGATCATCTAATAATTCACCATATGAATCTAGAAAATCGTATCTATCTTCGTTTCTATTTAGTATACACCAATGACCATAATTATTTGATGTGAGGTATAAAATTATACATGAATTATCATCAAATGGATATTCTGAATCAATTGAAAATAGTGGATTTCTCTCAAATAGGTCATCTATGTTGATAATTTGAAACATATCTGAGTATGGAATAACATTGCATGACTTTTTAGCTATGTTAAATATTTCTTCGACTGATAATGGCCTCTGAACTTCGACTTTAACTTCATCCATTTTATGTTTTCATGTTTAATTTTAATTAGAAAGAAACTTGGATTCTATAAAATGTCATTGAGCGTAGACCCAGTGCCAGTTTTGGTGGCAGATGATCCTAGAATTGACTTAGACGTGCATCCATATTATCTAGTAGAACGAAGTGCAGGTGAAGTAATTTATCGTGACTATCCTTCTGATAGTTTTGGTGGAGGAACTATTAATATCAATACACAAATTTCTGATAGACGTACTGTTGTTTCATCTAAAGTTTTCGTTAAGACTAAGTTTAGTGTTGTTGCAACTGCTAATGGCATAGCCGCGGCATTTACTGCTGGAAGTCAAGATATTCTTTTACAAACTTCAAATTCTCATATCTCCCCTAGATTCTCACCATTGATTTCTTCTTGTACAAATTGTGTTTTGGGGTTGAATGGTAAACAATTTGGACAACCAGTTGGTAGATACTTTACTCCATTGATGAAATATTGTTCTACGACTGATGAAGTTACACAAGATTTCAGTACTTTTCCTTCACATCAAGATATTCTTCAAGAACCATATTCTTATATTACACCAACTGGTGTTGCCATGATAGCTAGAACTTCTAGTGATACTTCACTATTATCAGCTATTGGAAATGGATATGAAGATGGAGAACCATATACACCTTCTGCCAGATTAGGATGGTTTCAAAGTGTTGCAAATGTAAAAGCAGGAGCAACAGCAACATCATGTACTTTTGAATATGAATCAGAAGAAATTATCCCAATTTCTCCATTAGTTTGGGGTCATAAAGAAGTAAAAGGTATTTCTGGAATTGATACTTTGAATTTATATCTTAACTATGATTCTGGATTACTTAATAATTATAGGGGTATGACTGGTACATCCTCCAATTCTGGTCAAACAGAAAATAATTATAATCAGAAGCCTTATACTGGAAATCCCAATCCACTAAGTATTCCTGGCTGGGCACCAACTGTAGTTGGTACTGGATTAAGTCTTGCTAATGCTGGTATAGCTGCCCCACTAGGAGCGGCTGCTACTAGCCTCATGCGGGGTGACAAAGCCTCTGCTGTTGGCACATTAGGTGGGTTATTTACTAATATAGCTACTAAAGGAAGTGT